CAAAAGCCATTTACTGAGTTTAATAAGAATAAATCAGGAGTTCATGGTTTACAGGCACGTTGCAGACCCTGTACATCTCTATATACCCAAGAGTATAAAGAGAAGCGGAAGCAAGAAGGGGTCAAGAAGGTAGTACAAAGTAAGATTTGTGCTAGATGTAATATGGAGAAACCTAGATCACAATTTGGCAAAAGAACAGTGGCGGTAGATGGATTAAATGTGTATTGTAAACCTTGTACTAGGGTCTTGAGAAATATATCAAGATACGGTAAAATATAAGTATTGACCTACAGGCATTGGTCAATTCCTAAATAGAACGCAGAGCCTTTATGGACTTGACTCCATAAAGGTTTTCTGCTATTATTATTATGTTAAAGAGAATGTCGCTCAACAAGCTATTTAACAGTCATTTATACACCTATAGCCCCATAGCCTCTGGTATACCAATTCGTACGGTCCAAGCTATGGGGTTCTTTAATTGCAAGAGGAAACTAAACATGATAGAATTACATTGTTGCAATGACTAGTTTAAAGGACGTATATAAAGTGATTTCAGGCGGCGGGAGCATAGAGGAATACTCATTACTACCATACGCTAAAGACATTATGTACACAGATGGATTATTACGCTTTACCCTTGTATTCTTTAATGAAACAAATGAAGCAAATATGACAATGGCTTTTCAGCTAGCTCCTGAATTACAAGATCAAATAGAGGATCTATTAGGTCATTGATGATATCTAGTTTAGTAATATATATAGAAAATACCATAAGTATGTGTCGTAATGTCAATATATATACTAAATTGTTATCAAATCGTTATACAACATATTGGACAAATAACGTCAAAATGTCTACTATATGTCCATATGTCGAATTGTCGACAAATAGACTTATTTACAAGGAGATTTAAATGGGATATTCAAAATATACAGAAGAACAAATAACAGAATTTATTAATCAAGCTAATGAGATGGGAATATCTCCTGCAATGAGATATCTTGGATTCCCCGCCTCCTATCACACCGCCAAAGCCTTCTATGAAAAGCGGGGAGTAGAAATGCCTACCATTAATACCCTTGCTCAAATGGCTAGAAACATAGGAGTATTCTATACAGATAAAGAGAAAGTAATAGCTGCACAAGCAATTATAGATAGATCTGTAGAACAGTTATACCAAGATAATTTAACATCTGATGATATAAATAAGCTGGGGAATGCAATACATAAGGCTATTCAGACTATTAACCTTGTAGAAGGAAAGAGTACAGCTATTAATGAAAGTAGATCTAAGGATGGATCTGACTTGGCTATTATGGATCTATTGAATGAAGCTAAAATGAGAAATGAGATAGTTAAAGATCAATTAGCCAATGTTGATCAAACTAAATAGATATACATATAGGGTACCCAGTCCTAGATTATTTATTTAAAAATATTTTTTGCTATATCAAATAAATATTTAGAATAAAATTAAAATGAGATACTAAATGGAGGAATATGTCAGACAAAAAGCCTGAAGTTAGAATAGATAAAAATAAACACGGGATACGTAGAGAAACTACATATCCTCAAAAGCCTTCTAAGGGCTCTAGGAAAGATAAATAATTGCAGGCATCAGATTACTTTAAAGATGTTCCATTAGAGCTCCTAGCCCTATCTGAAGGCCGCAACATAGAGATGCATTCATTGCTCCAAGAGAATGTGGTAAATCTACTTGGATATTTCTTATTTTGCCTATGTGGGCTGCCGCTCATGGTCATGTTAAGTTTATTGCTGCATTTTCAGATGCTGCATCACAGGCAGAGACTCACTTAATGACATTTAAAAATGAATTGGAAACAAATGACTATCTTAGACAAGATTACAAAGAATTATGCACACCTAAAATTGTCGGCTCAACTGGGCGTTCCCTTGCATCAAACTCTTGGCGTATTATTCAGTCAAATGATTTTATATTCGACGCTAACGGTATTGACACTAACTCTCTTGGTAAAAAGGTGTTTGGCCAACGCCCTGACCTCATTATTCTTGATGATATCGAAAAAGGCGAAAAGAATTACTCAGAATATCAGGCAGGACAACAGAAAAACACCGTCTTCGACGATATAGCCCCTATGAACATATATGCTCGTATGATCTTCGTTGGGACCACCACCATGCCCAACTCAGTAATGGATCAATTCCGCAAATATTCAGAAGGCCAGCGTGACCAAGACCTAGGGTGGATTGAAGAGCAGAATGTTAGAGTTCACTACTATCCAGCTATCTTGCCAAATGATGACGGGTCTGAAAGATCAGTATGGCCAGAGAAATGGCCTTTAGATTGGCTAGTAAGCCAAAGGCATTTAAGAGATTTTGCAAAGAACTACATGAATCGTCCTATCAATACAGACGGTACATTTTGGACAAATGAAGATATAATTATACAAGAGGCAGAAGAATATGGAAATACAATTATTTCTGTTGACCCTGCTGTTACAAAAAATAAAGTTTCTGACTATACAGGAGTAGCTGTATTGTCAAGAGGTACAGATGTATTGGGTAACGAAGTTATTTATGTTCGTGAAGCAATGCAATTAAAGGTATCTCCTTCCGATTTAGCCGCTAGAGTAGCTGACTTGGTAGAAATATACGAACCTGGGGTGCTCTACGTTGAGACAAACCAGGGTGGAGATCTATGGAAGGATGTTTTTAAAGGCATTCCTGCTAAATATAGATCAAAACATCAAAAAATCTCTAAACAGGTACGTGCTGGTAAAGCTTTGAACTTCTACCAACAAGGCAAAGTTAAACACACAAAGCACTTCCCTTCGCTAGAAGAACAGATGTGGTCTTTCCCAAAAGTAAGCCATGATGACGTTCTTGACGCCGTAGTATCAGGAGTTCTTTACTTCCTTGATAATAAGGCAGTAAAAGTTGGTGCAAGACAAATAAATTATGCAAGGAGCAGATAATGTCAGACATTAAATTAGCTCTCGACCACATTGTTGAGAGCAGAGAACACTATAAGAAGGCTGAAGCATACTATGAAGGAAATCAAGAAGAGATTTTTGCTAGTCGTAGATGGACTCGTCTATTTAGAAAAGATAAAGTAGACTATCAGTTCAATTTCTCACGCACAGTTATTGATGCGGTCCTTAATAGACTAGAAATTGCTACAGTTTCAACCCCAGATGAAGCGGCTAATCAAAAGATTAACCAATACTGGGAACAGAATGATCTAAAGCTAGATGCTGAAGAAATTCACAGAAAGGCTCTTGTTTATGGAGATTGTTATGCAATTGTATGGCCAGAAGAAGATGGAACCATCACAATTAACTACAACTCACCATTGACAACAGCTATTATTTATGATCCAGAAAATCCACGTAAAAAGTCATTTGCTACAAAGCTATGGCAAATAACCACATCTTCTGGACAAAATCAAATTAATTTAAACCTATACTATGCAGATAGAATTGAAAAATATTCAATGTATGGTCATTTGGATAACCTAACAGCAAGTTCAAACTTTCAATTTGTAGAAATTGTGCCAAATCCATGGAATGAAGTGCCAGTATTCCATTTCCGCACAACAAAGCAGTACGGAAGACCAGAACATGCTGATGCAATGGGTCCTCAAGATGCAATTAACAAATTAATTGCTACTCACATGTACACAGTTGATTATCAGGGTGCACCACAGCGTTATGCCTTATCATCTGGTGGAAATGAAGCAGAATTTGAAGACTTTAATGATGATTCAACAGCCAGAGACAACCTTGGAGCACTACAAAATGGTCCAGGAGAACTTTGGTATCTTAAAGGTGTCAATTCAGTTGGACAATTTGCTCCTGCTGATCCAAAGACATTTACAGAACCAGTCAAGGATTTCATTCGTGCAATGGCTTCGCTAACAAGCACACCTTTGCATTATTTTGAAAAGACTGGTAATATACCTAGTGGAGAGGCGTTAAGAACAGCTGAAGGACCACTTCTAAAGAAGGTCGAAGACCGTCAATACGCATTTGGAAATACATGGAGAGATCTATTCAGATTTATGCTTAAGATTGATGGCATTATCACTGACGTAGAAGTTTCATGGGAGTTCGTAGAAACTATGGACAGCCTAGATGCATGGGAAGTAGCTATTAAGAAAAGCTTAGTTGGCGTACCTCTAGAACAAATCCTAGTAGAAATGGGCTATGATCTTGAAATTGCTCAAAGAATTGTTGCAAACTCAACTCAAAACGCTCAAATTCAGCAAGGACTAAATACAACAAATATACTACGCCAAAATGGAGTAGATATCTAGAAGATTGGACGATCTAATGGAACAAACAGAAACACAAGAACAATTAAATAACGAAACAATAGAGATTAAAGACCCAAAGGCTGTTTTGGATGCTTTGGAGCGGGCAAAATCAGATGCTAAGCGCTTTAGAGAAGAAAAGGAAGCCCTAGAAGTCGACTTAAACTCAAAAGATCAAAAAATAGCTGAATATTCAGGAAGATTGTTAAAAGATCAGGTTAAGAAAAGCATTGCAGACTTAAATTTAACAAATTCCGATAGATTGCTTAAGTATATAGACTTTAATGCCTTGGATTTTGATGAAGAATTCAATATTAAAGGCTTAGATGCTCAAATTAATAATTTAAAGCAAGACTTCCCAGAATTATTTGATCCAAAGCTTCTCGTAGGTGGAAAAGCTGACTCAGCAGATGCCAATGTGGTAGATGCTAAGCTTTCCGTATCAGACAAGCAAGCTAAGCTATTGCTTGGGAGATAGAATTGTGCTAAAATATAACCAGGTAAACTCCAGTTGGACGATTGGGTTTACTACGGTTAAAAATTGGACGATTTTAAATCCTAATAAACTCAAATCAAACAAATTAAAGGAGAAATAACATGGCCGCAGGTCGCACAGATCTCACCGAAGGTAATGGTTATATTCCAGAGGAAAAAGGTTCCGTTGCTATTCAAGCAACACTTGCTAACTCTGTAGTAGAAGCATTTGCTCGTCGTGAGAATATGTCTTCACGCACTAAGGGTGTACCACGTTTCGTATCAAACGCTCCAACTGTTGTCGCAGAAGGCGTCGACATTCCGAACTCAGATACAACACTAGACGAGGTAGTTCTTACTGCTAAGAAGTACGCACAAATTTTTAATATCTCAGAGGAAGATCTAAACGATTCACTCGTAGATACACTTAACACATACAAGAGAGAGTGGGCATCACTATGGGCTCGCAAATATGATAACGCTTGCCTTGGAGTAACAGCAGTAGGCGATGGAGATGACGGACAACCTTTCGATTCTCTATACTACGCAGTTTCACAATACAACTCAGCATCAAACCGCATTCAGACAGCTGGAGCATTGACATTCAATGACATTTCAGATGCACTAGGTCTTGCTGAATCAAGCAAGTACTTCGATGCTGCTAACACAGTATTCATTGCACACCCAAAGATGCTCTCACACATCCGTAATATGGAAACAACAGGTGGAAACCTTGTTCTTCCAAATCCAATGGCAGCACAGCCAGGATCATTGTTCGGATATCCACTAGTAACATCATACGGAGCAGCTACATCAGCAGCAGCTACAGCAACACCATCAGGTAACCCACTTCTTATCGTAGGTAACCGTCAGATGATGATCAACGGTGTTCGTAGCAGCATTGAATCAGCTGTATCTCGTGATGCAGACTTTTCTAAGGATGGAGTTCTTCTCAAGACACGTATTCGTCGTGGCTTTGCAGTTGCAGCAGCTGAAGCTTTTGCAATTGTTGAGAAGACTTCAGCATAAGGGGGAATATAACAAATGGCATCAAAACTATACGGTAACTTCCTTAAGCAAGCACTTAACAAGGAGATCGATTTCGATACAGATACCATCAAGGTAGCTCTCGTTTCATCTTCATATACTCCTAACCAGGATACACATGACTACTGGGATGACGTAAATACTTACGAAGTTTCAGGAACAGGTTACACATCTGGTGGAGCAACTCTAGCTTCAAAGACTTCAACTTACGACTCAGGAACAAACACAATCGTGCTTGATGCTGCTGACGTAACTTGGTCAAGCTCAACAATTACTGCTCGTTATGCAGTCGTTTACAATGACTCAGGTGCATCTGCAGCTGCGAAGGCTCTTATCGGCTACGTAGACTTCGGTTCAAACCAGTCATCAACAAACGGTAACTTTACTATTACATGGGATGCAACAGGTATTGTTCGCATTACAGTTGCGTAAGGTATAATAGATAGATGAACGTAAGGGTAGAGGCTAAGCCAATGACAGTAGCTTCAGCGATGACTGAACCTGTCCTAATTGCAACTGTAGCCATAGATAACGCCTCCAAGATTGTTATCACAGACAATGCGTTCCTACAATTAGCGGACATAGTATTTCCGCAATCAATCCAGAATTTTTGAAAGTAGGTGTTAAGGCTGCGGCATAATTTGTCGCAGTCTTTTTTATTATGGGTGCATTTGAAGATGTAATGTCAGGACTTGGCCCTTACGCATGGGCTAAATTAAACGAAACTGGATCTGCAAATTTTGCAAACAGCGGAAGCATGGGCGGAAACTGGGCGAGACAGGGTACCTGGACATTAGGTGTAACTGGCAAGGATTCTACAAATGGTGCATCTACCCCAACTGGTCAAATTTATGTAAACCTAGATCCATTTAGAACTGCAAGCTCATTTGTTATGTGGTTTAAGCGTACTGGTGGTACATATACTACTGCAAGAAACCTTATCGAAGCTTATACAAGCTCATCATATAATATGGACTCAAGTGGAGAATGCGGCATTAATACATCTGGCTATGTTCAATTTGGACCCAGATATAGCACAGCAATGACTTCCATGACCTCGAACGTAAACGTTCTTGACGGAAATTGGCACCACATTGCATTTACAAGAAATGGCACAACTGCCAAGATTTATATTGATGGAAATCTTACAAATACTGGAACAGCTGGTTCTGGAGTAAACACTACTGCCGTAACAACTTATATTGGACTTGCTACTGGTGACGGTACAAATACTTATGATGAAGTAGCCTTTTTTCAAAAAGAATTAACAGCTGCTGAAGTTGCTTCTTTGTATTCAGGAAGCACAGCAACAAATATTAACTATACAGATACTGCTGGCATGGCAACAGCCACACCACATGCTTTAATGGTCGATCCAGCAATTTCTTTA